GGCGCCGAAAAGGTTTTTGCCGCCAACGATGGCAAGATCCCCGGCACCACTGAGGAAGTGCAGGCAGTCGCTGCAAAGCTGAACGGTGGTGCATAGTGGACGAAAAAACTTTTCAACGGTTTTGGACAAAGGTTAAAAAGGGCGATCCTGATCAATGTTGGGAATGGCAAGCATATTGTCAAAAGTCTGGATATGGATGGTTTGCTTTGAACGGATCTCAAGAGTTAGCCCACAGACTATCTTATATTCAAGCCGATGGCGAAATACCCGAAGGCATGTTTGTTTGTCACCGTTGCGACAATCCTAAGTGCGTTAACCCTAATCATTTGTTCTTGGGTACACCGTTAGAAAACCATTTGGACATGCGTTCTAAAAACCGCAACGCTAAAGGTCAACAATCGCCAAACTCGAAACTGACTGAAGATGATGCAAGAACGATTGTCCATCTTTATATCAGTTGCCAAAAGAATCAGTATCAGTTAGCTAATGATTTTGGTGTTCACCTGATCACGATTAATGACATACTCAAAGGCAGAACATGGAAGCACTTGAATGTTAATCCTGCTGCAATTGATCGGGCAAGAAAATATTTTCTCAAAGATGGAACACCCAAGATTACAACAGATCAAGTTAAGCAAATTCGGCTTTTGGCACAAACATCTGGATTATCTCAAGCTAAAATTGGCGACTTGTTCAATCTTCACGAAGAAACTGTCGGACGTATCGTTAGACGAAAAACATGGGCATGGGTGGACTAAACAATGATTGAATATCTAAGTTATTCTTCAATCAATCTCTATCTTTCCTGCGCAGAAAATTGGCGTAGAAAATATGTGCTCAAAGAACCGACCATGAGTACTATTCCGCTAGTTTTTGGTAGTGCGTTCCACGCTACTATCGAAGGTTACATCGAACATAAACACAAGGAGCGTACCGCTCCCGACATTGCAGCATTGTGGGATAGTAATTGGCGGTCAAAGGTCGAAGCCGAAAAGAATGTTGATTGGGGCGCCGAATCACCCGATGAACACCACGCCGAAGGGCGGCGCATTCTCACGCACAAGGATGTGTTAGCCCTCGTTGATGGTATCCGGCCTAAGGTCGATGACGCTGGCCTATTCATGGAGCGCAAGATTACATTAAATGTTCCCGGCGTGCCCGTGCCCGTCATTGGCTACATTGACATCATGACCGCCGACGGCGTGCCGGGTGATTTCAAAACTGCGTCAATGGCATGGACTGACAGCAAGGCCAAAGAGGAGATTCAACCACTTGTGTACCTTGCAGCATTGAATCAGCTTGGCGTATCTGTGCCAAAGATGGCCTTTCGCCACTACGTGATCACAAAAGCCAAAACGCCGAAAGTACAAGTCATCGAGCACCACCATACCTGGAATGAAATCTTTTGGTTGTTCGAGCTGATTCGATCAGTATGGCGAGGTATTGAACAAGAGGTCTATCCGCTGAATCCCGGCGGCTGGCTGTGCTCACCAAAGTATTGCAGCTTCTGGGGCAATTGCAGAGGGAGGGGCATGTGATTATCGACTTCTATATCGGCGCCACTTGGATCGACTGCTGCAACACTGTTGACAATGATCCCCAGCGCATTAAAGCGATTTTAGAACAAAAGTTTCGACAGGTTGTGTCAATGGCCGAACGGTGCAAGATGACTTACACCAAAAGCACGACCTTTGCCAAATGGTTGGAAACCATTTAGGGGGAACTATGGAAATCAAGTTGATCGAAGCGCGCTACGTGGGCCGCTGCAAAGCCCGCCCAGACGGCACAGAAACCGCGTTCTGCTACGTCAACGGCACTTGGTCTGTGGCTATCACCAAACAAGCGCTGTGTGAGTATTTCGGCGTACCTATGCGCCCAGGCGAGGAACCAACGCTCTATGGCACGCTGGCAATTGCGCAGACCGCCACAGCCGACGAAATCAAGAAAGCCTATAAGCGCATGGCGATGCAGTGGCACCCCGACCGCTGCCGGGAGCCAGACGCTCGCAAACAGTTTGACGCAATCAAACACGCCTATGACATTCTGTCCACAAAGCGCGCCAAGTATGACGCAGGTCTAGCGCTGCAAGCATCCCTAAAGAACAATGTCGAACTGTTTAACGGTGCAAGCGCTGATGATAAGTTTGGCTATCGGTCGCCGCTGCGCTGTGGGTTAATCCTCGGCAAAGGCGAAACCCGCCGGGGAAAGTTCCTAATCACTGAGATCCTTGGCTGGCAGGACATTGTTAATCAGTACGGGCAGACGTTGGTGGTGTCATGGATCTATGGTGAGGATGCACCAAGAGAGGAATGGGTGATATGAACACAATCAAAGCGATAGAGACACAGTACAAAGGCTATCGATTCCGATCCCGGCTTGAGGCTCGATGGGCTGTGTTTTTTGATGCCCTTGGCGTCAAGTGGGAGTACGAAAAGGAAGGCTATGATCTTGGTGAGGCGGGTTGGTATTTGCCTGATTTTTGGTTGCCGCAAATAGAAAGTTTTGTTGAAGTGAAAGCATCCTTGACCGAAAATAATCCTGTTCAAAAACTATATTTGGCGGGAAAGTTCACCGGTGGGACTGGTAAAAATGCCCCACATGATTGGCGTGAAAGTTTTGGTGTCGATTTCAAAAGTGAATATTTCTCTGATGCTAGTGAACTGCCGGAGAACAAAGTGTTCACCGTTGATTGCGGCTATTTCTACGTTGGTCCATTTTCGATAGATCTATCTAGTGGACACGGTGGAGATATGGGTCATTTTGAAGATTTTAACAAATATCAGGACGATAGTGATGATGAAAAGTTCTACGAAGAAGTTTACGGTAAAGATTCTGATGAATATAAAGAATTTTTACTGAGACAACAGAAGGATATGGATCTTCCATCGTCTATTCCTGAAGTTGTCAATTTTGGTAAAGAACACGAAACAGTTGTTGACAAGTGTTTAAAGCAAATCGATTTTGCCGACATTGTTTTTGCTTGGCTGGATTCTGAATATAGCTATGGAACGCTGGTTGAAATTGGCTACGCCAGAGCTAAGGGCAAAAGAGTTGTTGTTGGTGTATCAAATACTTTGAGTAGTAGTTATGATATGTGGTTTGCTCAACAAGTAGCTGATACATGTGTCAAAGCGAAGTCCCCTAGGGAAGCATTTGATTACGCTTTTCGGTTAGATCAAGAAGAGATGAAAGCAAAATCCTTGGCCCAACATTCATCTAAGCCTGTTGGAATTGTATATGGCGATCCGCTTGATCATGTTTTTAGTTTTTTTACCAGAGAAAAGTCTTTGCGGAAGGCCAATAAAAGCAATCTGAAGTGGAAGGGAGTTGGTGGTATTGAAATATTGATTCCGCAAGAGTTACGAGGAAAAACTTTACAAGCCGCTAATGCCGCCCGCTCCGCCCGTTTTGAACATGGGGAGAAACCTAACCTATGAGATACCAAATCGAACGTTCACAGACGCAGGTTGTCAAAGGCAGCCTAACCGACATCGCCAAACAGAACGGCACAAGCCTGGCCGAAACCTTCCTTTCTGCCGATGTCATTGTGTTGGTTGACACATCCTCATCAATGCAGGCCACGGACGCCCCAGGCGGTAAATCCCGCTATGACGCCGCCTGTACTGAACTCGCCAACCTGCAAGCCACGATCCCCGGCAAGGTGGCGGTGATTAGTTTCAGCGGGCACAGTCAAACCATGTTTTGCCCCAACGGTCAACCGTTCAACCTTGAAGGCGGCACCGACCTTGCAGGCGCTCTGACCTTTGCCAAAGTCGCAGATGTGCCGGATATGCGGTTTGTGGTTATCAGTGACGGCCAGCCTGATAGCGAACGCGAGGCGCTCAAAGTAGCTGCCACTTACCTAAATCGCATTGACACAATCTTTGTTGGGCCGGAAGGCGCCCCCGGCCGTACCTTTCTGGCTAAACTTGCCAGCGCTAAGAATGGTCAGGCTGTGACGGCGGATCGGGTTGCGCAGTTGGCGAGCAAAGTACAGTATTTATTGGCGGCATAAAATGAATTACCAACTACACCACGGCGATTGCCTAGAGATTATGCCGACACTACCGGCGCAAAGCGTTGACGCAATAATCTGCGATCCACCTTAAATGACTTGATAATATCCCATTTGTGTGCTATAATATAGTTATGATAACGGCTAATAAATGGGAGAAAAGAAAAATGAATGAGCAAGAAGTAATCAGATTGTACGAGCAAGAGAAGTGGACATTGCGCCGGGTGGCTGATCACTTTGGAACAAATCACCACATGATACGGAGGATTCTGCAAAGACACGGAATTGCTATATCGGCCAAACAAAGACGAGCGCCAATGTCACAAAAGCAAAGAGACGGCATTAGCGCTAGAAACAAAGGGCGCAAGACATGGAGCGAAGGTCTTACCATGTCGGAGGAATTCAAGCGCAAGAATATGCGTGCAAAGTTAAAAACAGAGCGTGAATTGCACCAGTACAAAGATTTTGAGAAGTTGAAGCTGCTGACCAGATTATCATCAAAGCATCGCCAGTATCTTGGACTTAACGATGAGAAACGTTGGGAGTTTATCGACAAGTTTTATTTTAGCGATGACTTTAACGCCGTCTATGACGCATGGTTGGCACACGGCAAAGACAAGTGGTGGTATCCATCGCTTGACCATATTAACCCAAAGGCTAACGGTGGAAACTTTGACCTTGACAATCTAAGATTTATCACATGGTTTGAGAATAGAGCAAAGGCAGACATGCCGCTGATTGAGTGGGAATTATTCAAAAGTCAGACCAATACAAAATCTGACTTGTTTATCGAGGTGATACTTGAAAACTATAGAAGTAGGTGAAGAAAAAGCCATAGGGAGGGCGAATCGATTTGAGCTATTTCATGGCGACTGCCTTGAAATTATGCCTCAACTCGAAGCTGGTAGCATTGATGCTATCATCTGCGACCCTCCCTATGGTTAGCTAGGCACCACGGCTTGCGCTTGGGATTCGGTTATCCCGTTTGCGCCCATGTGGGAGTGCATCCGGCACGTCATTAAGCCACGCGGCGCGGTGGTGCTGTTCGGCAGCGAACCGTTCAGTAGCCTGCTTCGGTGCAGTAACCTGGATTGGTACAAGTACGATTGGGTATGGAGAAAATCTACAGGAGCGGGACATCTCAACGCCAAGAACGCTCCTATCAAGATGCATGAAAATATAAGCGTTTTTAGCAATGGCACAACAGCAAATTGCAGCACGCAAAATATGCCATATTATCCCCAGGGGTTAAAGCCTTGCACCAGAGTCAGAAATCAATCTAGGATCAACGAGGTGATAGGGCATAGACCATCAAGAGCGGGAAACTATTTGCAAGACTTCCAAAATTATCCGACTACTGTTTTAGAGTACGCCAGCGACGTTGACGCCTTTCATCCGACCCAAAAGCCAGTGCTTTTACTATCGTACCTGATTCGCACCTACACCAACCCAGGCGACACGGTGCTTGATTTTACCTGTGGCAGCGGTTCCACCGGCGTGGCATGTGCTGAGACGGGGCGCAACTTCATCGGCATCGAACTAGACGAAGCTTATTTCAAGATAGCCAGCGACCGTATCGAGTCGGCTTACCGCAAGGCGCAAGGGCTGCCACGGCAAGGCAAGCCGACAGACTTTGCAGATATGCCATTATTTCAGTAATTGTAATCACCGGCCCCACTCCCTACACTATTCCCCGCCGGTGACACTCTATTTTTTGGGGATAAAAAGAAATGGTTGACAATCGTTTTTATCAATTAGCTGCTCATCTTTGGCAAGGTGGGCAAT